CGGCTCAGAGGCTTCAGGAGATGGGTGGAAGTATGCTGGCAAGGGTTTCATCCAATTGACGGGTAAGGACAATGTACGGGCCTTTGCAGAGCATATTGGGCGCGACAGCTTGGTAGATGACCCATCGCCAATTGCAGATGAACTAGCGATGGATAGTGCAATCTTCTTTTTTGAAAAGAACGGTTTGTTCACTATGGCAGACAAGGGTGTTACCGATAGTATTATCAAAAGTATCACTAAGCGTGTGAATGGTGGTTATCACGGCTTAGAGGATCGCATGGATAAGACTAAGAAGATATATCGGTGGTTGGTCGCAGCATAGGCTTGATTGATCTGGACAGCGTGTCAGTGCGTACACACCACATGTTAACATCGCTGTCGGCGTTGAAGTACAGCGGCATATCTTCGTTGTCGCGGATCGCTATTTGACAAGCCTCATAGTCGGGCAAAATCAAATATGTTTCTATGTCAATACCGCGTAATGCATATTCTATGTACAGTAGCGTAAAAAATTCCATTGCTCTCACTTTCTGATTTGTTATCTTTCTGCGGTGGGCGGTTTGATACCATCGTTTTTGTTGGTCATCCCCAGCTTATATCCCGACACTATAGCGCCGCCCACACGATTACCCGTTCATGCTGCGTTTGTGCGCATCTAAATACACAAGATACGGCGCAAGTTCTTCCTCAGTGACTAGACCCTGCGCAACCATGCGCTCTGCCAACTTGCCAGTGATATACGTTTCACCGACAGGTTCCCCAGCCTTGATGCGACGTGCATTGATGGCAAGTGTGTCAGGCTTCCACGGGCCTTTGTTCGCAGGCAATGATGAATGAGATGTTGTCATAGATTTTGTTACAGCAGCATCAATGTCTTTACCTGTTGGCCATGTGCGTGACGTGTGCGCGCTTTTTAATTTCATAGAGGCGCGTTCAAACGTACCGCGAATATGATCTGAAGTCGTATCATTTGGCAGCTTGTGATTTACCATACGCGCCAATCCTTCGATCTCTTGGCGTACCTTGTTTTCATTATCGAGGTGCTTTGGAATAGCATAGGTTGCCAGCATCTCTGTAATTTCACTGCGAATTTGTGACATGCGTTCGTCAAAAGTCATTGCTATTTCCCTTCATCGTTCCAGCGTTCACCGTTTAGCCATGTGGCTAGGTGCGGTATAAACTGTTCTTCTTTACCCTTCAAGGTTAAAACATATGCCATGTACTTTGGCAATAGGTCATAGAAGTTTATTTTCTTAGAAGCTGTCTTAAAGGCTTTCTTTGCCTGCGCCTTGCCAACCTTGCGTGGGTAATCTTCCCATAATTGGTCAAAGTAGTAATCCAAACCGTCATCGTCAGATGATGATATATTGGTTTCTTTTCCAAGGTTATTACTTACAAGGTTATTCATGCGCAGATTTTGCGTATCCCCATGCGCAGATTTTTCGCATACCATACGCAGATTTTGCGCATCGTCAGTGTCCGATAATGTCCCAGTAAGTGCAAGTATGTACGAATTTGTAGTCTTGCCACCTGTATCACGATACTGCTGAACGCGGGTAATTAGACCTAACTTCTCTAAGGTTTCCAAGTGACCTTCAACAGCGCGGCGTGACATTTCGCTAAGTTCAGCCAAACGATTAATGCTAGGAAAGCACTTACCTGTTTCGCCATTGTGATGATCGGCCAGCCAGTACAGTACAATCTTTGTCGCTGGCTTCAGGCCAGTTTGCTTCATTGCTAAAGCTGTCATGTAATGCGACATTTTAATTCTCCTTGCCCAATATGTTGTGCCGTGGTAACAAGGAAGGGCAAAACCTTGTTTTGGCATTTTGAGCGTCGCAGCCTCTTTTCCCTTCACTGCTATGACGCTACTACTTCTCTATTTGAGCCGTCCCAATTGGGGCGGTTCTTTCTTATAGCACACCTTCAACGTAGTCTGACAAGGCTTTCATTGTAGAATACTTAGGGTCTTTCTCTGTATTCATAAACCTATACACCGTGTTGTAGTGCAGTTCAGTTTCCCGCGCAACTTTGCGCAAGTTATGCTTTGCTAGTTCGCATTTTAGTGTGTCGAACGTCAGCATTGTTTCTTTGTGGCAGTCCATTATTTTACCCCATGTGGTTATTTTCTTCTTGACCTATCTCACAAACTCTGTCACAACGCAAGGTACAAATTGTGTACGAAGGGAAAAAACATGCACAAACATCCAACACCAGTGTCGATCAAGTCACACGTTTTAATGGCGATGGTCGAAAAGTTTGGCAACATGACAAGCCAACAAGTTAGCGATATGATGGACGCTCTTAACGAGGGCATAAAGGAAGCGTGTGAAGAACACGATAAAATTTGGGGAGAATACAATGACAAATAAGTTCCATCAGGCAATGGATGTCGTGGCAGATTTAAATAAGTCCCACGGCGTCACCCAGCGCGGCGGCAAGCAATATACAGAGGTTGCAAAGCGCGTCGAAGCGTTCCGCATGGTGTTTGGCGGGGAATACGGCATCGACACTGACATCATTCACAATGACGGCCAGACGGTTGTGGTCAAAGCCACAGTCAAAGATAAAGACGGTTTTGTTGTCGGGTCAGGATTGGCCGAGGAAATTCGTGGTTCATCGCAGATCACACGCACATCAGCGGTTGAGGTTTGCGAGACATCTGCAATCGGGCGCGCATTGGCATCTATGGGTATGCACGGCGGTCAGTATGCGTCAGCGAACGAAATGGATGGCGTAAAGCGCAAAGAGGCGGCGATCAAGGCATCAGAGGTTGCACCAAAGCCAACAGGTGAACCAAAGATCGGTATGTCACTAGAGGATCGTATTGATGCAATGCTTACTTTCTACGAAAACTGTGACGCGCAAAAGTTTGCGGCAGCAGAAGGAAAGTATAAGAAATTAATAAACAGCCCAGACTTGTCAGAGCCTCAATATGAGCAGATGGTTGAGGCGCATGATAAACGTAAAGTGGAGTTAATGGTATGAAAGTATGTACAATCGCAGGGCGTCTTACTAAGGACTGTCAGGTTCAAGAGAAAGAGGGCAGGCAGTTTGCAACCTTTTCTGTCGCAGTTGACGACGGTTATGGGCAAAACAAAGGGGTGATGTTCTTCGACGTCACCTACAATCGCAGCGCAGTGGCACAGTATTTGACCAAAGGCACAAAGGTTTGTGTCAGCGGTGAACTAAAGCAACGTGAATACAACGGGAAAACGTACCTGTCGATCCGCGCAGCCGATCTTTCACTGATGGGCGGTGGTAAGCCACGGGATGAACACACGTCACAGTTACAGCCAGCAATGGCACAAATGGATGACGAAATACCGTTTTAAGAGCAGAGGGGTCAATGTTTGTTCATGGGACATCTCCGCGCATTGACCTGCACTGAACCCGCATGGGGGGAGTGTGCTTCCAACACATCGGGTCTGTAAAAGCCCCCCACACAACATTGAAGGGAAAAGTAATGGAAACGCAAAACGCACAAATCTTGCACTATCTAAAGCAGGGCAAAACAATATCACCACTGGAAGCACTGAACATGTTTGGTTGCTTTCGTCTGGCAGGTCGCATTTTTGATCTGCGCGAAGATGGTTGGCCCATACACTGTGAGCGCCGTGAAGTCGGCGGTGGTCGTCGTGTAGGGTTCTACAGTTTAGACACTGATCGTGCAGCGTGGCCGCAATGAAGTTGCAGGTAGAATATCGGAACGGGCGTTTGTTGCCCGTTTCTCAGTATGACGCGGAGCAGATGGAAGATTATCCGCAGGGCGCATTGTTTAATCTGTCGCCCACAGGGAAGCGCAGCAATCCACAGCACAACATGTACTGGTCAATATTGCGCAGGGTTGCAAAGGCGACAGGCAAGTGGCCGACAGAGCATCACTTGCACGATGAGCTAAAGATAGCGTGTGGGTACGTCAGGATTAAGTTGTCGGCACTAAATGGTGAATTGGTAAACATCCCAGACAGCATCAGCTTTGATAAAATGACGCAGCCAGAGTTTCAGCAGTATTTTGACATGGCAATGGCCAAACTAGCAGAGGGCATAGGATATGACCCATTACAGTGAAGAACAAATTTTCATACGCGCCATGCCGTGTCCGAAGTGTGGAGCGAAGCCAAGAGAGCATTGCAATCGGAAGCCAAGAGAAGATGGTACAATCAAAAACCATCAGGAACGTATGTGGGCGTGGCATCAGTTTGCAAAAGGCACGTCACCATCAAAAGAGCGCAGTTTTTCTGTGATAGATGACAATGACACGTTCTATTGACCGACTTCGCTCTAAGGAGCAGGCTTGCAGAAAGTGTGGCGCAGCAGCAGACGAATATTGCCGTCACAGCAGCGAAGATAAGCCAAAATTTGCAACTTATGAAAAGTACACTCTCTCAGAGCAATCTATTAAGGCGATAGACACATGGTTAAGGAGCATAGAATGAGCGACATCCCACACGCACGAAAGATATTGGAGCAACTTTTAAAAGATTTAGAGGCGTTTGACAGCGACATCATGCAGACGCGCGCAGCCGTTAAATCAGCATTGAAACACATGTACCGCGACAGGTACAAGCCAGTGCAGGGAGACAGAACTTCACAGCGCATGACAGCCGCGCTGCGGGATAAGATTAAGTCTATGTGCAGGCACAATCCAGAAATGCACACACGGGACGTTGCAGAAAAGCTGAACGTGAACCAAGGCCGCGTTACGGAAGTATTGGCAGGTAAATATGACAAACTTAGCTAAACGGCCCCCATTGGGGCTAAAAGGCGATAAGCCGTTACGCAGCAAAAAGATGCTTGATAAGATACGTGAACTGCCTTGTGCCGTCTGTCAGGCGCACGGAGAGCCGCAGATGTCGCCGACAACAGCGCACCATCCAATCCATGACCGTTATGGTGTTTACAAGCGAGGCGATGACTGGTGTGTGCCTTTGTGTGACGGACATCATCAGGCTTTATTCGACGACAGCAAGCAGGCGATCCACAAAGACAAGCGCGCATGGCGGGACAAGTATGGGCCTGATTGGTCTTATGCTCCTTATGCCCCTTCGTCAGTCCAAGATACTGACACATAAAGCACGGGGCCACGGTCTGGATGGCAGTATGTCTTTTTGACCCGCAGGCTAGTTACCTGCTTATCATCCGCATACAGCGTGTTATTTAGGCCGTCCAAGACGATTTTGGCAATGTTATCGCAGTCAGGCGTACTCATTGGACTGATCGCACCATATTCAGCTTCTAGCTTCTTCTTCTTTGTCCACGATTTTGGGATGTCCATAAATGCGATAATATCGACAGCCACAGGTCTATTGGTTTGGTCGATGTCTTGCTTTGCCATAGCAGCCCAAGCAGCCGCGTGAATGCGCCGTTCGTATTCTTTGGTTTTCTGTGGGGTGTAGGTGTGGCCAGTTTTTGTAAACCGTGGCCTGCTTTTACCGATTGGCTGTCCTGTTATTTCAAGTTCAACTTTATACATTGCCTGCTCCGTTTTTCGGGACAGTAAAAAAATTACACTAAAATGTAAATAAGTTGTTGCGTTACCTTGCAAGGTGTGATCTAAACATAATTGTAACAACGAAGGGAAATCAAATGTCAGCAGAAGTTTATAAAAATACTGCAATCGCACAAAAGAACAGCAAGCGTAATGCTTACTTTGCGTTTGGTAGAGACGCAGAGTTGCACGGTCAAGACAAGTCAGAAGGTGGCTATGCAGTGTTCGTTATTAAAAACGAATATGTAGGTCAGGCAGGCAACCTGCGCCGTGTTTGGATGCTAGTGGAGAAAAACTTAGGTTTTAATGCAGCAATTAATCTATTGAACAAGCGTGTTGGCTTTAAGGCATACGCAACAGACGGGGAGCAGGCATAATGCGTGGACGTATTTCACATCATTGCACAACAACAGTTTATGTTCGCAACATCGAACTAGACGTGGTATTCTTGGGAACGCTGGACTTTGACGAAGGCATCTATGAGGTTGACGATGTACATTTGTCAGAGGGTCGTGACAAAATCAGCGGCGTAGAGGCGTATAAAATCCCACCACGTCTGCACAGCTACATCATCAAGCATTGCCAAGAAGATGCGCACTATGCAGCATGGGGATCAGCGTAATGCGTTATGGCAAGTGGACTTGGGAAGATACAGTAATCGGGATCATCGCTGCGGCGGTGGTTCTAATTTGGGCGGCAGGTATAATAAAAGGGTGGTGGTAATGACCAGCAATCAGGAACTAAAGTATTTGCAAATGGCGGTGAACCTATGCAACGCGCACATCGCCAACCCGCAGATGCCAGCAGAGCATGGGCTAAAGGAAATCAAGGGTTATTTAGAGCGCGTCATTGAACACAAAAAAAACGAGAACCCAGACATCACTGGCGTTCCAATCTGAGGGAAACAATGGTAAATTTAACGGAGAGTTTTACAAAGCTGTATGGGCGTCCCCCAACAGAAAGCGAAGTCGCTACAATGTGGCAGATGAAGCGCGAACAAGAAGGCTACAAGAAGGTTAAGGCAATGGACGCCTCACAGGTAGCCCCACAGAAGCGAAAGCAAGAACCGCGCACCCCAAAGATGGCAGCGCGTGACTACAACTACAGGTGGCCTCACAGAGCCTCACAGATCGCGCAGCGCATTAACCGCATGTTGCATATACAGATGACCATAAAGGACATCGCGTTCGTAGAGGGCGCAACAGAAAACCTGATAACGACAGAGATTAACAAGTGGACACTGCCACGCGAAAACACAGAGGTTTACAAAAAGGTCGAAAAACCGTAGAATTGTGCTACGATAGTTAGGGAGTGGATCACGGGCTAAAGCGAACCCTCCCTGCGCTTATCTGCCTCACTTCACTAGC